GATCTTCTGAAAGAACGTGCAGAGACTGGTAGAATATACATTATGAATATTGACCATTGTAATTCTCACTCATCCTTCTTGGATAAAGTTGAGATGAGCAATCTGTGTCAGGAGATTACTTTACCAACTAAACCGATTCAGCATATAGATGATGAGAACGGTGAAATTGCTCTTTGTATTCTTAGTGCTGTTAATATTGGAAAGATTAGGGATGTTTCGGATCTTGAAGTTCTTTGTGATCTTGCCGTTCGTAGTCTTGATGAACTCATTGATTTTCAAGGATATCCTGTTAAGGCAGCAGAGATTGCTACAAGAGCACGTAGGTCTCTTGGAGTGGGATATATTGGTTTAGCTCATTATCTTGCCAAGCAGGGTCTCAGGTATGGTGATCTGGAGGCATGGCAGAAGGTACATGAATTAACTGAAGCATTCCAGTATTATTTGATTAAATCTACTGTTGAACTTGCCAAGGAGAAAGGTCCTTGTGAGTATTCAAATCGTACCAAATATCATCAAGGTATTCTTCCTATAGATACATATAAGAAGGATGTAGATCAGATAGTTCCGAATGACTTATTACTTGATTGGGAGACTTTACGGAGAGAGGTACAACAATATGGTGTTAGGAACTCAACGTTGTCTGCACAGATGCCATCGGAGAGCAGTTCCGTTGTGTCAAATGCAACAAACGGAATCGAACCTCCTAGAGGATATCTGTCCATTAAGAAATCTAAGAAAGGTCCCCTCAAGCAGATAGTACCGCAGTATGGAACTTTAAAAAATACTTATACTCTTCTTTGGGATATGCCAGATAATACAGGATATATCAATATAGTAGCAGTGATGCAGAAGTTCTTTGACCAAGCAATTTCTGGAAACTGGTCTTATAATCCAGAGCATTATGAGAACTCTGAAGTTCCTGTTAGTGTAATGGCACAAGATCTTCTAACCACTTATAAATTAGGATGGAAGACTTCATATTATCAAAATACTTATGATGCTAAAACTGATGAGGTTGAACCAGCACATCCTATTGGATGGTATGATAATATAGAAGAGGTTGGTATTCAAGGTAAAACTAAATTAGATACCTTAGTAGATGATATTATGTCTTCACAGGAGGAAGGATGTGACAGTTGTGCAATCTAAATCAGTTGAATCTATGACAGTTTTTAACACCCAAGAGGTTGATACTAAGAAACAACCTATGTTTTTTGGTAAACCATTAGGTGTTCAAAGATATGATTCTTATAAGTATCCTGCATTTGAGAATTTAACCAAGTCTCAGTTAGGATATTTCTGGAGACCAGAAGAGGTATCACTTCAGAAAGATCGTGGTGATTATCAATCATTAAGATCTGAACAAAAGCATATTTTTACAAGTAATCTTAAGTATCAAACGATGCTTGATAGTGTTCAGGGTCGTGCTCCTGGTATGGCATTTCTTCCTTATTGCTCACTTCCTGAATTAGAATCTTGTATGGAAGTATGGCAATTTATGGAGATGATTCATAGTCGTTCTTATACTTACATTGTGAAGAATGTATATTCAAATCCTTCTGAGGTATTTGATACTATTCTTAAAGATGATCGTATTCTAGAACGTGCAGGAAGTGTAACTGCGGCATATGATAAATTTATTAATCAGGCACAGGAATGGGCAAGTGGTAATTTCTGGCAACCAGATGCTAGAAATTCTCCATCGGCAGAGTGGTGTAGAAAAGATTTAAAACGTTTACTTTATCGGGCAGTAGCAAATGTTAACATACTGGAAGGAATACGCTTTTATGTCTCTTTTGCTTGTAGTTTTGCTTTCGGTGAACTCAAGCTTATGGAAGGAAGTGCAAAAATCATCTCCCTCATTGCAAGAGACGAAAACCAGCACCTGGCAATTACACAGAATATATTAAATAATTGGAAGAAAGGTGATGATAGTGATATGGTGGAGATTGCCAAGAAAGAAGAACCTTGGTTAATTCAGGCATTTGAGAATACTGTTAATGAAGAAAAGAAATGGGCAGAATATCTTTTTAAAGATGGTAGTATGATTGGATTGAATGAAAAACTTCTTCATCAATATGTCGAATGGATTGCCAATCGTAGAATGAGATCAATCGGACTTAAACCACTCTATGACATACCTGCAAAGAATAATCCACTTCCTTGGACAGAGCATTGGATCTCTTCTAAGGGTCTTCAAGTGGCACCCCAAGAAACCGAAGTCGAATCCTATATTGTTGGAGGAATCAAACAAGACGTTGACGAAAACACCTTCGCAGGATTCTCCCTCTGATATAGAATGGGATATAGAAGATCTAAAACAGGCATATATTGATGCTGCAGAACAATCTTGGGATAAATTTCCTGGTGGATAATTATGAAAAAATATAAGGCAATAGTTCTTATTCAATTAAGAGAGAATGTATCTGATGCGGCAGGTAATGCTGTTAGGGCTAATGTTACTAGAATTGCTGATTTACATAATGTTAGTAGATTAAGATTGGGTAAATGTATTGATATACATTTTGAAGCACCTGATACAGAACACGCTGAGAAAGAATTGTATAATGCTTGTGATTTATTATTTGCAAATACTGTGATTGAGGATTGGAGTTATGAACTTACAGAAATTCATCTTTGATGTTGATGGTACATTAACACCTAGTAGAGGACAAATAGATTCAGATTTTTTGCAATTTATGTTATATTTTGCAGGTATAAATGATGTTTATTTAGTTACTGGTAGTGATCGTCAGAAGACTTTAGAACAGGTAGGATTGGATTTATATAATTCTTGTAAGAGAGTTTATAATTGTTCTGGATCTGATGTCTATGAAATAGATAGAAATGTCTATAGAGATGATTGGGAATTACCAAAGCAGGTAGAAAAATTTTTAGAAGATGAGTTAGCATATAGTTGTTTTCCTATTAGAAATGGTTTACATATTGAGAGAAGACCAGGTGGAGTTAACTTTAGTATCTTAGGTAGAGGTAAAGGTACAACTCATGGAAGAGAAGAGTATGTTAAATGGGATAGGGAAAGATTAGAGAGAGTTGATATAGCAGATAGATTAAAGAATCAGTTTTCAGATTTAGAGGTGCAGTTAGGTGGACAGACTGGTCTTGACCTAGCACCTAAAGGTAAAAATAAAAGACAGATTCTAAGAGATTTTAATAAAGATGATGAATTATATTTTTATGGTGATATGATAGGTGAGGGTGGTAATGATCATGATATAGCAAAAGGTGTAATCGAGATGAGAGGAAAAGTATATACGGTTAATTCCTGGAAAGACACATGGGATTTATTAAAAAATGTCTGCACCAAAGAATCAGTGGTATCATAAAAAGATTGAATTTGATTCAATGAGTGTTGAAGAACTTGTAGAGTTCTTTAAAGATAAACAATTTTTTATGTACAATTGCAATGATCCACAATGGAATAATGCTATGATTAGATTGAGAGATGTTTACGGATCAATTCGTCCAGATCCTAAAACAGGATTTGGTGTTATACATAAAATAGATTAATATGAAAATTATGGGATGGAAACCTCCACAGAGACCAGAGTGGATGAAGGAATTTATGAAAACCCCTGGTTATATCAAGGTGCAGCTTTCACTTCTGCTGATATTGGCGACTTCTTCGGTTACGTCTACTGCATTACAAATCTCCAAACAGGGAAAAAATACATTGGACGTAAATACTTTACCCAGCGTCGAAAGCCTAGAGGTGGGAAACGCAAAGTTACGACTGAGAGTGACTGGAAACGCTACTACGGAAGTTCTAAAGAACTTAAAGACGACGTTAAAAAGTTTGGACGCTCAATTTTCAGAAGAGAAATAATAAGTCTTCATAAAACTCTTGGTAAAGTAAATTATGAAGAAACTAAACAGTTGTTTGTAAACAATGTATTAATGGAATCCCTTGACGATGGGACACCAGCATACTATAATAGCAACATTCTAGGTCGTTATATGCGTAAGGATTATGGTAACTTTAGAGGAAACTCTTAGACACACATCTGATTGGGTCATAGAAAGGATAACTATTCTTTCTGAAGAAATGGATCCAGATACACTTGAAGATGCTTTTTCTATAGAAAGAGAATTTGAGGAGTGGTTAAATCCTGAAAGTGATGATCAGGATATTTACTCATTAGAATATATAAACGGCGAATTAGAAGACTTAAATGACTGAAGAAGAATTAAAATTACGAAGACGAACACTTAGTATTCTTCTTAGTAAGTTTGGTAATGATAATACAAATCGTAGTATCTATGAATGTGCTGATGATTGGGTAAGTAAATTTAAAACAACATCGGGGCTTGTCAAATATTACGAAACGTATTATAATAAAACTAAATAGACTCACTTGTAAAATCAAAAATGCAAAAAATAGTTAATGTACTTGCTGTGTCGTCTGCTGTTGTATCTCTTGCCGTTGTTGGCAGTGTGGGTTACCTTTACGTTAATAGGACAGCAATCGTAGAAGACATCAAAGAAAAAGCAATAGAATCCGTACTAGGTGGACTGGGTGACCTGGGCGGTGGACTTGGTGGTGATGCACTTCCTACTGGTGCTGTTGATCTTTCACCAAAAACTAATCCTGCTGCTGTACCACAAGCTTCTGCTGATCTTCCTTCTCTTTAAATGATGTCTATATAGTAGACAGTTACTTTTAGTTTAATGTCTGAAGAAATAAAAGAAGAACTGCATGAAGAAGAGCATCATGAGGAACCTAAGAAAAAGGGTTTTCTTGCTAAGGCAAAAGATGCTATTCTTCCTGATGCAGAAGAACAGGCAGCAATCATCAGTACCATGGTCCGTATCGGAGTCTTGGTTTGGAGTGGTGGAATATTGACATTAAATTATGTGACAATTCCAGGAATGGTACAACAGAAAATTGATCCGACCTTTATAGCCTCAGTTTTTACTGGGGTTTTGGCAAGCTTTGGGATTCAGACAGCTTCCAAGAAGGGTGATGGTACTATGAAGATGGAGAAAGGTGGTGGTAGTGGTCCTAATGGACAGATATCTAAACAAGATATGGAGAAGTTGATTGAGAAAGCAACTCAGTCTGCACCTGCTCAAACAATTAGATTAGAGCAAGCACCATTGGTTATTAATCCTGGTCCTCCACAGAAACCCCCAACTGCATAAATCGGAGTTTATATTATGAATAAGTGGATAGGAATTAGTTTAGGGACAATCTTAGGGTTGTCCCATGTTGGTATGATTGTGATGATATCTCAATCTACTAAGTTCCCAAAATTAAATTTACCGATTGGTGAATACACTGCTTATACTGTTAAGGCAGGACCAGATGGATATCTTATAAACTATAGAGCACATGATCCTAAAGTCATGGCAACTCTAGAAACAATGGAACGTCCTGGTGGATTCTTAGGATTAGGTAAGAAGAAGGTTAATATAGAAAAACAATATATGGCAGAGGGTGCTATCCATTTAAATGGTAGTAGTGACTCAGGTGGATTAAGTGCTAAACAAATAGCATGTATTAAAGCACAAGGTAGTGGAGAGTCTACAGGAAGACTTGTAGGTGGTGGACTTGGTACTGCTGTAGTTGCTAATACAAGTATTACTTCTATTCCTGTTGTTGGATGGGTACTTGGTGGTGCTATGACAATGATTGGTATGAATCAAGGTGCTGAGATTGGTGGCACAATGGCAAAAGATATGTCGAAAGATTGTGATGATATAGATATTAGTACTGCCAATAAGGAAGAGTAATGGGCTTACCAGACAAAGCACAAAAAGCATTCGACAAAGTAGTTGAATGGGATAAGAAACTTATTAAGAAGTTTCAAGATAAATTTAATCTTACAGACTATCAAATAGTTTGTATTTCATTCGCTAAAGGATTTATTATTGGAGCAATTCTTTTATGAGTAATTTTAAAGTACCAGTTGCAGTACTTACATTTCTAGCAGCACAGTTAGGTGGTGCAATATGGTGGGCATCTCAAGTAGATGGTAGAGTTAAGAGTTTAGAAGCACAAAGTCTAAATCTTGCTTTAGAGAATAGAAGGTATATCTCTGAAGTTATAATTCCTTCATATGAAATCAGTGACAGTTGGGATAATCCCCATCATAATAACTGGTTGAAATCTGGTGGTTGGAAAAAGTAATATATAGTTTTGTTACTGCTTTAATCTAATGGAAATCCTATTAATCTTAGTCGCTGTCGGTGGTGCCGCATTTGGTGCTTATAAGATGACTCCGAAGTCTTGATGTCAAGACTATGTTCCTGAGTCCACATAAAAATAGGTAATATTACACATAAGAAAAATAAATATTGGTGTAATGTGGAGTTGAAAGATCATGTCCCACTATACCGTTCAGTACTTAGACAGTACACAGCATCATCAAAGCATTTGTGAATATGCGGAGGATGCTTTTTCAGCAAGAAATCAGGCAGTACAAGACGTTCCATATCTGCACGAGCATCCGAATAAAATAGATGCTATAATGAATGAAGGAGATATGTTTAGTTCTCTTATGAGGTAATATTATGACTACATTACAAAAGAAAAATCTCAATATATGGATGAATAGACTTTTTGCCTGGATATTAATTGGTCTATCATGTTTTTTACTTGGTGGGCAAGCATATGCAGCAGAGATTCAAATGGGTTCAGGAGGCATGTTAGTCTTTGAACCTTGTGAACTAACGGTTGCCGTTGGTGAAAGTGTCACCTTTGTTAACAACGAACTACCACCACATAATGTAATGTTTGATGAACCTTATCAAGAAATGTCTCATAGTGACCTAGCATTTACTGCTGGTGAAAGTTTTGAGGTTGTTTTTGATACAGCAGGTGATTATCACTTTCAGTGTGATCCTCATGCTGGTGCAGGTATGAAGGGGGTCATTCACGTTGAATGATGTAGTATGGTCTATAAATATTATGCTAGGTACTTTACTTAGTGGAGTAGGATACCTTATCTATTGGATTATGACCTATGACAACAGAACAGAGTCAAGAAACAAAGATAGCAATTCTTGAAGCAAAAGTTGAACATATGATGAATCATGTGACAGAACTTACTAAGAGAGTTCGTGCTGTTGAGAAGACTTGTGCCATAGTCAGTGCCATTGGAATTGGTGGTGCTGGTATTGTTGGTACTAATATTTTTAATCCTCCTAGAGCAGAAGCACATATGGGTCATTCATTCCCTACAGGTGAATGGATACAGAAGGTAAGAGAACATGAAGCAAAAAAGGATCGTATTCCAATAGAAGATCTGCTAAATAATGCGATAGGAGATTTTTATTTGGAGGATCCATATGGGAGCGATGACCCCACCGTCAAGAAAGAGTTGTTACAATTTCCGAGTAATTAAGATTAATCGTGTTGTTGACGGCGATACTATTGATGTCACCATTGATCTTGGGTTTGACTTATACAAGAAGGAAAGAGTTAGAGTTGCAGGAGTTGATACGCCAGAGAAGAGAACAAGAAACTTGGAAGAGAAGGCACTGGGAATAGA